GTCCTCAATTTGGACGTAAGGCACAAAGAGCTCAGGTTGTTAATGCTTTCAAAGAATTAATTGACAGCAATACTGCAATTAGAGATACGGATACTTTAGTGTTTAACTTAATGGCTACACCTGGTTATCCAGAAGCTATCCAAAATATGATTGGTCTAAATACCGATCGTAAGTTAACAGCTTTTGTAGTAGGTGACACACCATTTAGATTGTTACCTAATGCAACTGCATTAAGCGAGTGGGCATTGAATACTAATAATGCACTTGATAATGGTGATGATGGTGCAACAAGCTATGACGAATATATGGCTATGTGGTATCCAAGCGGTTATACAAATGACAACACAGGAAATAACATTGTTGTGCCCCCAAGTCATATGATGTTACGCACAATTATTAATAGCGATGACAAGAGCTATCAATGGTTTGCACCTGCAGGAACACGCAGAGGTGGGGTTGATAATGCAACTAGTGTTGGATATATCACTGGAGAAGGCGAGTTTAAACCCGTGGCCCTTTACGAAGGTCTGCGTGATACACTATATATTGCAAAAGTTAATCCAATTGCAACATTAACTGGTGTAGGTGTTGTTGCTTATGGCCAAAAGACTCGTGCAAGAAATGCAAGTGCGTTGGATCGTATTAATGTATCGAGATTAGTTGTTTACCTACGTAGACAATTAGACATTATGGCTCGTCCATTCTTATTTGAACCCAATGATGCACAGACACGTAGAGAAATTAAAGCAGCAGCCGAAAGCCTGATGTTAGAGCTAGTAGGTCAACGGGCACTTTATGATTTTATTATAGTGTGCGACGAAACTAATAATACATCAAGTAGAATTGATCGCAATGAGCTTTGGTTAGATATTGCAATTGAGCCAGTAAAGGCAATCGAATTTATCTACATTCCTGTAAGATTGAAAAATACTGGTGACATAGCTGCCGGACTATAAAAGGTAAATAATAAAGATTAAGGAGCATTTAAATGCCAATTGCAAGTTTAAATAGATTTACAGTACCATTGAGCGCTACACAAGCGGCCACTACTCAAGGTCTGTTAATGCCAAAATTAAAGTATCGTTTCCGCGTTACTTTTGATAATTTTGGCGTTACGGGAAATCCAAGCACAGAACTTACCAAGCAAGTGATGACTGCTGCTAGACCGGATATTATCTTTGAAGAAATTACGATACCTGTCTACAATAGCACAGTTAAGTTGGCTGGTAAGCATAAATTTTCTAATACAAAACTAGTATTGCGTGACGATGCCAGCGGTGTTGTAAGTAGAAAAGTTGGCGAGCAAATGCAAAAGCAATTTGACTTCTTCGAACAAAGTGGCGCTGCAAGCGGTATTGATTACAAGTTCAGAATGCGGGTCGAAATTCTAGACGGAGGGAACGGTCAATACGAACCAGTAACTCTTGAAAGCTTCGAATACCTAGGATGCTTTATTCAACAAGCAACATACGCAGAAGCAAGCTATAGTGAAAATGCTCCTCTAGACATTAGCTTATCTATAGCCTACGACAACGCAATTCAATTATCTGCACCAGGTGGATCATCGGCAGGCATTGGATTAGACATTGGTCGTATTGTAAGATCTGCAACATCACAAGGCTTAACAACAGGTTAAGATTATTTACTTTAGCAAAAGCCCGGTTAATACCCGGGCTTTTTTAATTGGCTAAATATGGTTATGTCAAATATTTTACTAAACTACTTAAAAGGCGGTAGCGGAACTGTTCTTAGAGATTTTCAACACGCAAGTAGATTGTATGTTGATAATAACTACGTCAGAGCACCTAAAGTTGGATTTTTATACTTTGTTGCATTTAATATAAATTCAGAAGCAATTATTGATTCGGGGTGGGCTTTTAAAAATAGTAAAGAAGTAGGTGTTCTCGCTAAAAAAGTTGATTTACCTAAATTTAATATTACAACCGAAACATTAAATCAATATAATAGAAAAACTGTTGTACAAACTAAATTAAACTATTCACCGATTAGCATTGACTTCCACGACGATAATGCTAACATCACTAATAACTTATGGATAAACTACTATAAATTTTATTATAAAGATAGTAATTATGGCGGAGCCTCAACCGGTGAGCCAGAAAAAAATCAAAAATCTATAGAATTTCAAGATACAAAATTCGGAGAAACTGATCACAAATATGGTAGGTATCAATACAAAAATTTAAACATTCCGTTTTTCACATCAATTGATATATATGTTTTACACCAACAGCAATTTACACAAATAACTTTAGTTAATCCAAAAATTACTGAATGGAGCCACGATAGTGTTAATCAAGCAGAAGGTGGAAAAGTATTACAGAATAAAATGACCTTAGCTTATGAAAACGTTTTTTATAATCAAGGTATAGTGACAGAAAATGCTCCAGAAGGATTTAGCATTATCTATTATGATAAAACTCCGAGCCCTTTGGGAAATGCAAAATCGTCAAAAAATCAACGAAAAAATCCAATACTAGATATTGCATCTATACTGGCAAAAAATTATCTAAACAAAAAAGGTTTCGGAAGAGCAGGTGTTGTGGGATATAATATAGGAACAGGTATATTAGGTCAACTAGGAGGAACAACACAGGTACCTCCACCGTCTGCACCAAATCAACCAGGGATTTTTAATTTACCCGGTGGTGTTGGCATTAACATTTTTAAAGGATTTAATACAGGTGTTGATGGAAAAATTCGAGCAAACCCGGCTGCAATTATACTTCCAAAAATAGGCGGAGGTGGGGGATAATATGGCATCTAACTTTTCAAATTTACCTTTAGCACAATCATCATTGGAACCTACTATACAAGCATTTAATGCTTATTTTTCAACCCCTATTGAAATTAACGCATCTGCATATGCTGCATTAACTGGGTTTTTTACCAATAGAGGATTTGATATATCAGCAGCAGAATCTATATCAACGACTATATTAGTCCAAGCTAAACAAGATGGATATAATCCTATGCAAATTCTAGATACACTTAAAGGTCTAACAAGTGTTGACTTATCTGGTCTGGTAGCAGAAATTTTAAACTACAATAGATTTAAAACTAGCAATTTAGGAAATGCACAACCGTTTGATACTAATCCCGAAATAAAAAGAAATATCATGGCATGAGTTTAAAATTTGCACAAGGAACTTATACTGTAAAAAATCCAGAAAAATATGTAGGGGTTAAACCTCCATATTGTAGAAGTTCTTGGGAAACTACATTTTGTCAATTTTGCGATAACAACCCTGCAATACAACAATGGGCAAGCGAATGTGTTAAAATTCCATATAAAGATCCACTGACTGGAAAACAAACTGTTTATGTACCGGATTTTTTTATAGTATATCTTGATAAAAATCAAAAAAAACACGCAGAAATAATAGAAATAAAACCAGCAAATCAAATGATTAAAGAACGTGTGGGTAAAAATCCTGACAATCAAGCTCAATATGTGAAGAATATGGCAAAATGGCAAGCAGCAAATATTTGGGCAAAACAAAATGGTTTAATTTTTAGAGTATTAAACGAACACGATATTTTTTCCAATACACGAAAAACAAAATAAGTAATACTATGACAAAAAAATTAGAAGAAATTTTAAACATAGATTCTCAACAAGAGGAGAACGAACTTATCCCTCCTACTGTAAACACATCCCCTCCCGTGACCATAGACCTTCAAGATAAATTGGAAGAATTTGATAAAATCGCATCAGCACTTCCTAGAGTAAAAGGTCTAGGCGATATGGCCGATGATGAATTAGATTCTCTTGCTAGTAAAGCAGAAAAAGCCTACGACGACCTAATGGATCTAGGTATGAATGTCGAAGCACGTCACGGTGCAAGAATGTTTGAAGTGGCTGCACAAATGATGAATGCAGCGATACAGGCTAAGTCAGCTAAGATTGATAAAAAGCTTAAAATGGTAGATTTACAACTTAAAAAATTAGCTATTGATAGAAAGAACTCGCCTAAAGGTGACGAACCAATAGAAGGCGAAGGATATATTATTACTGATAGAAATAGTATACTTGAAAAACTTAAGAATTTGAATAAATAATTAACTATGAAATCATTTAAAGACCATCTATTCGAATCTCAAAAACGTTACGATTTCCGCATTAAAATTGCCGGAGATTTTACCGCTGAGCAAGAGTCTACTCTAAAAAACGCTCTAGACAAATATGCTGTAAGTGGTTGGAAAAAAACAGGTAAAACTCCTATACAACAATTACCTTTAGATTTTCCTCAGGTTAAAAATTGTGAAGTTAACATCTACGAAGTAACTTTAGATTATCCTACAACACAGCATGAGCTAACTGAATACATTGCTAATCATTGCGGCGTAAATAGATCGCATCTCGCAGTTCGTCGTCCCGGCGAACCTACTGAAGAATATCAACATATTGAAGATAAAAAAAGAGAAGGTGCTCTTTTAACTGATCCTGATTACAAAGAATTTCCTAATGCTAAATTTGAAGATTATTATGGTGACAAATATAACACGGGATTTGTTAAAGAACTAAACGATATCCTAAAACTTCAACGTAAAGCTCGCGGAGAAGAAATTCCTACAACAGAAGCAGCAAAATTTAATACTGATTCCGATGCAGGAAAAACTAGTGTGCTGAAACAGGCCAAAAGTCCAAGGAAATAATTATGCAAATGATCGACTTAATGAAGCGTCTTGCTGAGCTAGATGCAAAAAACCCAAATGTTGTTAAAGAATCTAGTTTAGACGAATGCGGCATGATGGGCAGTATGGGTATGAGTCAACCACATAGCCCAGCAAGTATTAATATGACTGCTGCAACTGGCGAAGAACTAAGCTCAATGCTTAAAGACATTATGACACTTGCTGGGCATCAGCAGATGCATGAACCAATGCACGATGTTGAGCCCATGGGTGGTGCAGACGGCGTAGCAGTAGTCGACGTTGAGCCAAGCCCAGAAGTTGGAGCAGATGAACCATCAATTATGCGCTCAATGATTGATAAACTAAATCCCGAAGTTGATACCGAAATAGGTGACAACGACGATGAAAAAACTGATGAAACTTATGATAATTCACCCGACGTTCAGGTAGCAGGATATGATGCTGCTGTTCCAAGCGGTAATGATTTACATAAAGAAAAACAACAATTCCCAGCAACACAACGTGGTGACAATCCAATGGCTGTTACTTTCGAATCGTTAATGGCAGAATATCGTAAATTCTTAGGTGAAGGAATGTCAGATCACGAAGATGAATTATCTTTACGTACCTCAGTGTTAGATGTATTACAAACTATATATGACGGAGCATCAGCAGGTGAAGAAATGATTGACACTGTTGCAGATGAGCTAGGCGACTATTACGACGAAGTAGAACAGAGCGGTGATCAAGAACTTATGAAAGCATATAGATTTGTACGAGAAAAAGGTGCCGATGCAGAAGGCAATCCTGAAATGATGGCAAAAATAGTACAACAAGCAATGTCTGTTTTAGGAAAAGATCAAGGTGTCTCGGAAACAACAGGTGACGAAAAATTTGATAAATCAATGAGAAAAATGACTGGAAAAATTACTCCAGGCGATGCTGACGAGATGTGGCCGACACAAGAATTTGAACCAGTTGATCTT